TCAGCGCCTGTCATTGATCGTTTCGCCAATCGTTCGCAGTCTAATGTCAGTTCGATAAAGAATGCGTCCTTGGCCTCTTGTAGCTCGTCTGAGAGGATTCCGGAGAGTCGGCGCTTGAAGATGAGAAACTTTTGGAATAGGCTCATGCTTCCTCCTCGTCATACCAAGTAACTGAATCTCCAATTCTTTCCCATACCCAATCTTGAAATTCTTCGGCAACCTCTTCGTCTGTGGTACCATCTTCAAATTCCACACTTTCTCTGTAACTGTTGTGTTCGCCCCATCCAGTACTATGCTTAAAAATAACTTTTCTCATTTAAGCTTCCTCCTTGTAACTCCAGTAGTTTTTACCGTTACCCTCGCTGTAGTAGAGCCGTAGCATCGCGCCGTATTGCTTCTTCCAAGTGCGCCCGGCGAATTCATTGTCGGCCCAATCGTGACACGTACCCTTGAATCCATGAGTGCCGCACAGGTTCATGATGTTGGCCGGATCGTAACCCGGCCCCATGTGTGATGCTTCGACAATATGCCCCTTGCTGAGATTCTTCGATGTCCCGCAGCGCTCACAGACCGCTACGTCCGTGCCCATAAGCTCCATAGAGCGCCTGTTCACCTCCGACCTAACCTCGCCAGTAACTTTGGTTATCGCGCCTCTCAGGCGGTTGTGGCGCTTGTGGTGGTCAAGTATGCCCTCACGCCATGGGGCTACTTTCTTTTTGGGCTTCTTTTTCATACGGATACCTCCGATCAGTAGATGACTACAACTTCGCCGATATCAGTGTCATAGCACTGGACAAACTCAATTGGTTCCGTATGCACGCCTTCAGTCATTGGGATACTTCTGATTACCTGAATGTCTGGATCTTGTTTACTCAATTCTTGGATAAGTTCGCTTACCTTCATTGCTTTCACGCTCCCTTTTGGTAGTTGTTTAATAGGTTGATAAACTCGCTTGCCTCTTTCTTGGTAAGCTCCTTGATGCTCTCACGGCCTCCGATCTCGGATATCATGCGGCGGAAGTCGTCTTCATCAATGCCTTTATCCTTCTTAAGCTTGTGACAGTAGGAAATCTGTGCCGTGCTTATCAATCCTTGCGGACCTGTGCCTGCGCTGGAGCCATTATGTTGTGCTGCTGGTGAGTTAGTTTGTGATGGTTCTTTAGGCGCTGCTGGAGTCTTTGTAGAAGGTTTAGATGGTGGTGGTGCGTCTCCGTCCATTCTCTGTTGGAACGCATCCGGGTCGTCTTTGTCCGTTGCGATGTTGAAAAATTTGAGCATGAAGTATTTTTCAGCATAGGTTAATGCCTTGCCTACGCCTTTTTCACCAGCGATATCTACGCCTTGGGCATACCACAGTTTAGTTACTTTCTCATCAGGATTATCAGCATTCACCCAGGTCATAGTCATATCAAGCTCGGTAAAATATGTGGTTGTTCTCTTGGTGACCTCTCCGTTTGATCCCTTAAATTCAATGTCAGATCCCGACACCTGATGTCCTGTAATCTCCGGCTCTAGGATCAGGCCCATTTCATCCATTTTTGAGCGTACCGCAGCCAAAACTTGGCTACTCGGCGTGTATTTGTATTGAGAACCTTCAGTCGCTTTCTGTAGATATGTGACAACTTTTCTGACCTCAACCAACTTTTGATAAAGGTTCAGCGGTTTGATTTCTTCGCTCATTCTGGCACCTCCAATTCATAAATTATCTTCACAGGCTGCGCGTGGTAATCCTCCGGCACATCCGGGGCATAATACCCATGCAGGAACGCATCTACGTCCGCCACGCTGCCCCAGCGGTCTACGGTCATAAAGTCTGTCTTGCGCTCACCACGGACGTTCAGAAACGATCCGTCCCGGTGCTGTATGACATACCGGATACGCTCGTCCCGGGTCTTCATCTGTACGGGTCCTCATACTTCACCAACCAGGTGTTCGCTATTGCCAACTGCTGCTGCAAATCCGCGTTCTCATCTTCCAATTGTCGGATATATTCTTTTAGCTGCTCCCAGGATTCAGGCATGTTCCATTCCTCCTAAAGTTTTGTTATACTGAGATTGAATATTTTAATATGCGACTAACACGGGCGGCCCTGCTATGGCTGCCTGTTCGCGTTTCCACACTCTTGCGTAGTTTTTGAAGCATGTCATCACCCACCGTTTGTCATTCGGCCTCTGCTTCGCCAGTTCCAGGTATAAGGTGCGGTCCTGTGGTATCATCTGATTTCTCCTTCCGTCGGAACCATCCATCAACTTTTTCATATTTTCCATCATTGATATCTTGAATCAACTGTTCGTGTGAAGATAACGCTTCTCCCCTTGTCTCGTACCGATCACAATATTCATCACTGTATGTTCCATTAGGGAAGATCATAGTTTCATACCAGAGTGGTGAACCTTCACCAAATCTATGGTCTAGCCCGAGGTCAACGGTTGATACGAAGTACTCACGTCCCTCAAACTCAATCACTTCTTGTTTGACTATTCTGTTATTTTCATCGAAATCTGCTCGAAATCCATATTTACTCATGTCCATTTGTTCACTCTCTCCTTTGTAATGTTCGATTATGTCAAGTACCGTCTTAAGCAGATTCTTTCAGCTCTCTTTCCTCTTCACGTTTCATAAATTCAGCAGCACGTTCCATTTCAGCTTCTAACTCTTCATGTTCCGCCCATGTCATGACTACTGCCGCGCGATAATTTCGCTCATGTAGGGCGAGAAACAGGCTCTCCATGTCTACCGCAGACCAACTGAACAGCCGGCCGCATGTGGTTTCAACGTAAAACTCAATTGATGGCGCTGGCGGTGGATACTTAGCTTGCATCGTCAAACCCTCCAATCTCTCTCACAAATGGCTTGATCCGGCTCGTCATGGCCTCGTCTTTGCAGGCTGTACAGTGCGGCTGAAGCGTGTCATACACTTCCCACTCTGCTTCCCGGCCGCAGCCACAGCTCGGCGTAAACGTGCGGTACGCGCTCACCTTGGGCTTGTCCGGCCGCTTCAGGGGTATCACCAGCGTCAACTTGGGCAGATCCTCGATTTTCTTAGCCAACTTTCTTCACTCCTTTTCGCTCTCCTTTGATGTACGCATACCGCTGGTCCATTTCGTTCTTTTGCTCGCGTTTCTTGAATTCAATCCATTCTATAAAGTCTTTTTTAAGAGTGCGGCGTGAGTTTCCGATACGCATATTTGGAATGCCTCCCAGTTCAACCGGCGTGTCGTACAACTCGTAGACGGTGTTTCGGGCCAAGATCAGGAACGCTGCAATGTGTTTTGCTGTTATCACCTGAGGCATGTCATCCAGTGATATCTCTTTCGCCATGGTGTACCTCCTTGGAAGTATTATCCTTTATAGTTAAGTTGGGTAGGTATATAATTGAGAATGGATATCAATCTATTAAGCTGCTGGTAAGAACTTGTTGATAAAGTAGATTTGACCTTTACCCGTTACTTTGGAGGTGTAAGTTAATTTAATCGTTCCATCCGAACTACCTCGGTGACCTGTTTTCACTTCAAACAATCCAAGTTCCATAGAACGTTGCGTAGGCCTGTTATACTCAGAACCGGACTTGATAAGATATCCTTCTTCACGCATCCATCTGTATAACCGGTGTTCGCCGATCTCTACCCCTTTTTGTCTCATTAGCTTTGCAAGGTCAGCGACCAGGATAGAGTCCTTGGAGATCTCAACCGATTCAGCAAAATGTACTTTTGGCTTGTCCGCTTCAATCTTCTGCTGAAGCACTCTGTTCTTTTCCTGCTCCGTCTTCATCTGATTAGCCATCTGGATGATGAAGTCAGGGTCTGTAAGCACCTTTTCGATTGTGCTTGGCGTCATATATGCACCATGCTGCCGTATGCTTGGGATTACTTCATGTGTGATCCAGCGTTTGAATTGTTTGGCTTCAGGTTTGCGGCTACCGAGGATTAGGGAGTAAAGTCCAGGTTCGTTGACGAAGTTAGTTTCGCCAATTAAGCCCCCTAAGTTCAACTTAGTCACCTCGTCATCGTCTAATCTTTGAATGGACATTGAAGCGTTGGTTAGTTCAAGAACGTCACAGACATCTTTGGCTGCGAACCATGGTTCTCCGTTAATTGCCGTGCTACGTACTTCTTGATTGCTGTACAAAAATTTTTGAATTTGGTTCATACATAATCACTCCTAAGCAGTTTTATTTTCGGAATGTTGCACTTGTGTACCATTTTCATAAAAAAAAATATCTCTTGGATCTTTGCCTAGGGCGTTGGAAATGGAAATCAGTAAACTACCTGATGGTTCTTGACCATTCAATTCAATGTTTGTAATTGTTTGACGGGATGTTTTTGATCTTCTAGCAAGTTCTGCAACGGACATCCCGCGTTCAGTTCTTATTTTCCTTAGTTTGTTGTTAAACATGTGTAACACCTCCTTGACTACAATGTAACACATGGTTTCCATTTAAGTCAAGTATGTTTTCCACTATTTTTATTTTGTTTTTGGAATACGTAGTGTAAAGTATGTATTACACAGTGATAATGATTTTCGTATCATAATCAATGGAAAAGGTGGTTTGAAATGTCTGGCTTAGGTGAGTTGTTAATTAAACTTAGAGGCAAGGAATCGGTGCGTAGCGCCGCTGAAAGGATCGGCATCAGCCATACGTATTTAAGGATATTAGAAAAGGGGGTTGATTTGCGTTCGGGTAATCCAGTGAAAGCAACCGCAGATACACTAAGGTTAATTTCAGCAGCTTATAGCTATCCTTACAATGAGTTGCTCAGGGTGGCAGATATTATTGATGATTCCACAAGAGAGGAGTTGATTCACGAATCTAAATTAAAAATAGCAGAGGAAATAATCAACTTACCAGAGGACAAACGGAAAATAATAGAGGATTTACTACGTACTTTTAAAAATGATTAGCCGACCCCGGGTTGCCAGCTATTATTGTTCAATAATGAAATGGAGATTAATCAGTCTTTCTAATTCTTCTTCCTTCAATAATACAGCATTCAATAAGATGATTTCTAATTGTTCAAAACTAGTCTTAAGCAGAATTTCTCGTATCTCATCATTAGACATAGCATCTTCTCCGTTCTGAGCTAATTAAATTAATAATAAGCGAACGACTGTTCTTATGCAACCAAAAAATGTAGAAAATATGATGCTAGATCATGGTGTATGTACTTGGGATTGAGCGGCACAATGCCGCTCTGACCATTGGGTCATTCAAAACCAACAGCGAACCACAAATAAATCATATTACATATTTCCACAACAAGCATCAGCCCATAAGTACTATTTATTTCACGAGATTAATATAACACACTAGGACTGAAAGCGCTGTCGAACTATGGCGAACGATTGCACCCGTCCAACAACAGTGGAGGGGTTGACAATCACATATCAAATATGCTTGCGTATCCTAACTTTCAATCCGCTGACAAATTTAATTACTGATCCATTATTATCAATTGACTTGACTTGCTCGACATTTTTTGTATTGATGATAGTCGATTGATCCATTGTTTCAAATCCTAAATGTTTAAGGGCTTTGCTTAAATCTCCCAAGTTACAAAGACATATGTAAGATCCGTAAAAAGTATGGAATGCAGGTACTCCATAAGAATTTTTGGTGCGGTACCACACATTGATGTAATCTACGTCTCCAACATCTAACTCAACAAAATCTGTGTCGTCTCCATTTCGATCGTTCATTTTCACTGTTAGTAGTTTCATGATGTCACCCTCCTACCCAAAACGCGGGTAGTTAAATCATACTTTATTGCGATAAAGTTATCATTCCACAAAATATGACAGGGGAAATATTCCATACTCATTCAGGTATGGTCTTTTTGTTACCCCTCCCCTACAATACAGATACATAGAGAGTAAGGAGTGATCCAAGGTGAAAGGACATTACTACAAGCCTCATTGTAAGTGCCCAGGGAAACAGAGTAAGAAGTGTGGCTGCGGTGCGAAATGGTCATTTATACTTGATGCTGGCATACATCCACAGACGGGGAAACGGCGGCAGAAGAAGAAAGGCGGATTTGCTACCAAGGGCGATGCTGAAGCAGCGGCAGCTATTATGCTGGTGGAGTTACAAAAGGGGGCGTTCGTGGAGGAGCCTAACACCCTGTTTAAGGACTTTGCAGAGACTTGGTACAAATACTACCAATCTACCGGAAAGGTTAAGCCCGGGACCCTCAGAATGCGCAGATTTACGACAAAGAATCTGCTGCCATACCTACAGTTTTATAAGATGAAAGACATCACACAAACGATATATCAGAACGCACTCAATGAACTACATGCTTCTGGTTTATCACACAGCACCTTAGTAGGCATACAGAATACTGGTAAGCTCATATTTCGGTGGGCGATGGAGAAATCAGTTATCAAGACGGACCCGACACTGTATTCTTATATACCAAAGATCCGGCAGACGGTGGAAGAGATTGAGAAGCAAGGCGAGGTCATTAACTACCTTGAAAAAGAAGAACTTGCCTTATTTTTAGAAGCTGCTAAGACGAAGGGGCTAGAGAGAGACTACATCATATTCATGATGCTGGCATACACCGGTATGCGTGTGGGGGAATTGTGCGCGCTGAAGTGGAAGGATATTGATTTTGAGGAGCACCGGATCAATATCAGGAAAACTATTTACAGAGACGACAAGACGATTGAAAACTATGAATTGATCCCGCCCAAGACTAAGAAGTCCATTCGCATCATCGAAATTGACGAGGATCTAATTAAGGTGCTGGAAGCTCACCGTGCAAAGCAGAATGAATTACGCATGAAGCATCGAAACACGTATCACGATCAGGACTTCGTGATTGCTAAGATGAAATCCTATTTTGGTTACCCCGAGTATATCGGCCTGATTGAATCCCGAACAGTTCGGCTGTTGAAAATCACAAATCTCAATCCAGATATCACGCCGCATAAGTTCCGGCACACTCATGTATCACTATTGGCAGCACTGGGAATCTCTCTTGAAGAGATTATGGATCGGCTTGGTCATGAAGATGACCAAATCACAAAAACAGTATATTTACATGTGACCAAAGAGCGCAAAAAGGAAGCCTCCACCAAGTTCGCTGAGATGATGAGGAGCCTATAAAAATATCCTTTTGTTACTCAAATGTTACCCTTCATGAAGTTGATAGCTAAAAAACCCTTATACATCAAGGTTTTATGTGTGTTTGCTGGTTATATGCTTTATAACCCAATCTATTTGTAACATCTTTATGTCTGTATATGTACAGTATGGAAAATCAGCGATTTAATCGACTTTTTCGCGGATCTCTGCATTTTATATTTGTAATATCTTATGGTTTATATCTGTTTGTATCTGTCTATTATGTTACCCTTAAGTTACCCGAGTAACATATTTATGCACAATGTGGATAACTGCATGAAAAAAGGCCACCCGGTTAAGGATGGCCTACTGTAAAAACTCCTTCACTTCATCGGCTGGAATAGCGAACGAATATCCTTCCGATGTTGCCCGCATAATCCCCACTAGATCACCGTGGTCATTGATTACCGGTCCGCCTGAGTTGCCTTGAATGGATTGTGCGTCCATCATAACGGCAGTCCAGCGGTCTCCGGTGGTCATGATGCAATCACGGGCTGTATCTATTACAACCCCTTCTGAAAAACTCCAGTGTGCAAGCCCCTTCGGATGTCCCACAGTCATGATGGGCATCCCGGGATATATTTGTGTGTCCGACAATACAAATCCCTCTGCGGGACTGTCAATGCGTATGAGTGCGAGGTCCGTGTCTTTGTCCATCCGCAGCAGTTCGCCATCATGCATCACATTGTCATAAGTGGTCACATCAATGTGTAGTGTGCCTGTGTTCCTGTCGATTACGTGTGCATTGGTCAGCAGCAGTCCATCACCGATCAGCATACCGGTACCGGTTCCTTGGATGCGCGTACCCTCGAAGTAAGAGGTATAGTATGCCGTGACGATGGCAGTCTTTTCCCGGGCGGTTTCAAGCTGCGTCTGGAAGGTGTGCTGCTGGTTGTAGGGATATGCGCCGGCCGAAACAGGCACAAAAAAAGTGACCAGCAGCATAATGCATATGCGCTTGATCACTTCGTTGTACCTGGATTGTTTTTTTGAAGCTCGTATAACCCGGTGGCTGAGAAACCGGCGATTGCTCCGGCCCATAGTCGATAAACCAATTCTAGATCCGTGAAGATATAAGACGCGGCGCCCACTCCTAGACCGATCAAAATACCGATTACAGGGATTAAGTTCTTGGGAAGAGTAACGGTAGCCTTCACACCGTTCAGGACCACAGTAACGAATACAGTAAGGGCAGTCGCCAAAGCCAGCACCTGGTTCAATGCATCATTCATTTGTCACACTCTCCTTTGGATAAATTAACACTCGCTTGGTGTTTACAGCATCGGGGTCCAGGAACACGTTGCGGACCACGCCTAGATCCCGCAGGTCCGTTCCTTTAATGTAGCTGGTTCCATCGTAGTTCTTCGTATCGACCTTGGTGTCGCCTACATACACACTCCGCAGCGCATACGACCAGCGCGCCCCCAGAGCGTTCAGGATTAGCTTGGCTGGGACCCAGCTCTTGCCTTCGATCAGCAGGCCCTCATACGGCACATCGTTCAGCAGCACGTCTACCGGATATGTGCCGGGCGGTGTAGTGCGTACTCCGTACTGTACGCCCAGGTATTCACAGATGCCTTGGGCCATCGCTACAGCAAGCCGATTTTGAAACTCTTCATTAAAGAGTAATTCTTCTTCCGTAGGATTCGTCAGGAACCCCGGCTCGATCAGCGCTGCTGGCATCGTTGTGTTACGGCATACAGATAGGTTCTGGTGCCGACACTTGCGGTCTGCTAGGCCGGTCACAGACATCAGGTGTTTATGGATGATCGTAGCGAATGGTTTGTCCATGTCCTTCGTGTACAGCGTCTCAGATCCTTTAGCAGATGGTTCCCCAGCATTCGCGTGGATGGACAGGAATACATCTGCCTTCGCTTTATTGGCGATCTTGGCGCGGTCTACAAGCTCCACGAATACGTCTGTCGATCGTGTGAGGATTACGTTAATCTCCGGGTTCTTCTTCAGCAGCTCGTTGATCTTCAGGACCATGGAGAGATTAAAGTCTTTCTCCAGCTTACCGGTAGCTCCATGTCCACCTGTGTCTTTCTTTCCATGTCCACCGTCAATTACGACTGTCTTCATCGGGTACCTTCTTTCCGGGGCGTCTGCCCCCTGTGATAATGTCGATGATGTAGTTAAGTTCCTCTGACCCACTCTCGCGGATCGTTTCATACGCCCATACTGCTTCGTTGGCTGCCATTTTCGACCACCTAACAATTCGATTTGGTTCGTTGCCCATCTGCGCCAGTCCTCGTTTTCATCAGCGAGGTAGGGAAAGTGTCCCTGTAGGAACTTCCGGAACATCTTCATACCGCTGCGTTTCCCATATAGGTAAAAAAGGTAGAACAAAAGGGCCTCCCATTTGAGACCCTCCATGTTCTTTAATATGAAGTAAGTCAGATCATACAGCGATTCTATGGTTCCCCACATCTACCGGCACCACCTCCGGGTCAAGTAACTCCGCCATCTCTGCCCCGTATAGGTGCGTGATCCAGTCCAGCGCCCAGAAGGTTAGGCCGTCTTGGAATTCGGTTTCGTCAAATTGGATGAGGTTTTCCATCAGTTCACCTGCAATCCTAACTCTTCTTTTACCTCGTCCATGTATTCCTTGCGGACTTCGCTGTAAATTTCCTCTAGCTGCGTGATCAATTCATCATCAGTGCCGCCTTCAATCTCCATGACACGGTTGATAATCTCATTGCCGATGTCTTCCTGAAGCTTCTCGTAACGCTTTGGAGGGATGGAGATTGTCACGGATTCGTCATTCTCATCCTTGCCGCGAACCTTTTTAGCAGGCGCTGAAGGTGCGATTGATGTATCACCGGTGCGTTCCATCAGATCCACAATGAATTGACCAGCCTGAGTGTACCGGGCCACTTCGGATTTGTACGGATTGAGGTACTGCCCTTTAATGCCGGGCGCGTTCAGTTTGTCCTGTCCAAGTGTTGTCTTGTTGGCCGGCAGAGACTGAGACAATCCAGGTGTGCGTGACTTATAGTAGTCCTTTACATCTGCGATAATCCCGTCATTGTATGCTGTCTTACGCATAACCGGATCTTGTCGCCGTGCTTCCTGTGCCAGTGCTGATGGGCTGAAGGACTTCAGGAAGGATTCTCCGAGCCGTGTTGCTACGCCTGTCGCCTTCTCACCCTGAGTGCCACCAAACTGCGGCTGGAACACATCCTGTACGCCTCTGAGCGTGGACATTCCAAAGAGTGAACCTGCTGCTCCCGAAACGGTGCCTGTAACTTGATTCGGTTTTCCTTTTAATGTACTCGCTTCTGCGCCAATCGCTAAAGGGAATGCCAGCGGCTGAAGCTTGTTGTAGTCAAACTGCTTATCGCCCTCCTGGTACTTGGCTGCTTTCGCTGCTGCGTCTGCGCCTTGACCATCCAGCAGAGCGCCTACATACCGCTGAAGAGCTGAAGTATTAAACCGATACTTCCCTTTACCTACCTGTTCGCGGATGTTGTCAACGTCTTTATTGCCACTGTCATTAGATCCGGTGATGATGCCAAGTTGATTCAAGTAATACCCGACTGCTGATAATCCGGTACCGGTCAGGCCAAGCGACAACGTACGAATCGCCTCACGCTGCGTAGCGTTGGATTTAGAGGACAACTGAATCAATCCCTTAATAATCCCGCCCGGTGTCATAGTGACCGCTGTAGAGGCGATGTTGATCGGTGTACGAACGAATGGGAAGACTGTCCGCACTACTGGACTGACAACCTTCTGTACCTTTCCAGATCCACTATTCAGCCAGTTTGCGGTCTCCCCGCCCAAAGTGTCATTACGCTGGAAGGTGGAGTTCTTTGCGATCCGGTCAGCCTGTTCCAGTGCTGCTTCTGGTGGATCGTTGACAAACTTGCGAATGTGGCGTTTAATCTCATCTTTGTTGCTGCGTTTGATGCCGTTTTCCAGTGCGTCCAGGAAGCCTTGCTTCTCCATCTCACCCTTGTAGATCGCGGAATACGCGGCATAGTCTGCGCCTTTTGCCACTGCACCAAGGGTCCGTTCTAGGTAACTTAACGGGTTATATTTCCCTTTGTAGGTGAGACCGCGGATTTCATTGGAACCTTGGATACCGGCAGGGTTAACGCCTTCCCATCCTGCTTTAGCGCCAGTCTTCAGCGCCTTGAAATACTCCGCAGTAAATTTCACCGGGTTGGCACCATATAAAGTGGTGGTTCTTGGCTTCTTCATGATGGCCGAAAGGGTAGAATCAATCATCACTCCGAACATGTCCGCTACCCTTGCTGTGGTTGCCATAGCCGGTCCAGATATCGCATTGATGGCCTGAGTACCAGAGTTAAACAGCATCGCAATGTAACGGATCGCATTCACCTTGTCCATGATAGACGACTTCTCGTAGCTGTTTAGGATCTTTTGCATCGCCATGTCTGCCTTGGTCTTTTCCAGTCCTTGCAGGTCCGTCAGGCTCTTGGACAGTTTACGCAGTGATTCAATATCCTTTGGCGTCACTTCTGGATTGGCCTTAATGTACTTTTCAACAATCTTCTCTTGTAATGTTGTCGGTTTTGGAGTCGGACGCGTTTTCTCCATCACATCATGAGCAATGTCACTGAGTGCTTGGTTCAGTTTTGGATCTGGCTTCAGTTTTTCTAGTGGTTCATCTGTCAGTTTAGCAACTTGTCTCAAAAGACTGGATATTTCTTTGTTATCCTGACTTGTTGTCGTTTTGGTCTCTTCAACGTCTGCTATTTTCTTCGCAAGTTGTTTAACCTTCTGGAGATATTTCTGTTCATCTGTCTGCAAAACTGACGGTTTTTTTTCTGCCAACATCTCAGCGATTTCATCCGAATAGTCACGCAGTTTCTGTACACCATCCTGAGTGAGCTTTCCGTTCTTGGCATCTTCGATTAATTGACGGACATGTGCAGCGGTTTCCTTGATAATGGCCTTTTCTGCGGTTTCTTGTCCTGATATTTTTCGGAATGCCCGCTCTGCTGAAGCTAGATTTCCTTTCGCAGCACCACCAGAAACGCTATCTACAATTTCCTGAGCTTTCTGGAATATTTGAGTAGCTACTGGCCGGACTTCTTCCCCAAATTGTTTTACAAGGTATTCCACATGAGTTTCTGCTTTAATGATGCCCTTTGCCACTTTTGTGGATATAAGGATTGCGTAGTCCGTCCATTCATCAACCGGCAAGCTGTTCAAGCGTCCTTTACGCTTATTTATTCGTTCTTGCGCTGCTTTCTCTTGCGCCTCCAGAAAGGAAATTACCTTGTCTCTGGTCCGTGGGTTATTGAGTTCCTTTGGTAATTTATCCTTCACTTCAGCCTTGACACCTTTATTAGCCGGATCTACTTTCCCCTTGGCATCATCCAAGAAGTCAGAGAGTTGTTTAATCTCACTTACAGATACATTTTCTCCCTTTTCCAACCGATCCAGAATATCGTTGACTGCATTCTCACGCTTACCAGCACCAATATTTTCTTGCACTTTTGCAGCAAGATCTTGGAATTTTATTTTATCAGCTTCGGTAACAGTTTTACCGGCTTTTGATGCAGTTCGGACCAGATTAAGCAATTGCCCCTCTGGGCTTAAACGCTGAATTAAAGATGCCGCCTGCACTGTCTGCCCGGCTGCCGTTAGGTCTTTTGCCAGCTTATCGGCTACTTTCAATGAACGGGCATGTTCACCGGACTTATCGAGTTCCTGCATAACTCTGTAACCTGTGGCAATACTCTCTGCGCTGCTGCTGGATTCATTAAGTAAAAACGAATCCTCTGCTTCTTTAAGGCTCTCCACATTCTTGTTGGCACGAGTTACTGTGTCCTTGTTCTTGGCAACTTGATATGTTTTGTCTACAGTGTCAATATCGCTTTTCAGCCGCTCAGAGATATTACCGCTCTCTTGCATCGTTTTGTAGTTGGAACGAACTCCTGTTGTTTTGGCTTCATATTTGGGTATATTAGGAACCGATTCACTTACAGGTGAGGCGGGTTGTTCTGGAACAGGACCGTTCTCAACAGGTGCGTTTTTTCTTATGATCAGATTGTCGTTGTTCCATTCGTCACTAACCATGAAATCCATTTCTTCTTGGGTGAGTTTTTCATCATTTAAATATTTTCGATTTATAATTTGTTCCCGAGATAGTGGTATTTCCACTTCATTAGCCGTTGGAGTTCCAGAGTATTCAGCGAAATTCGGTTCATTTGTTCCAGATATTTTATTTACTTTTGGTTCAGATTGTCTAGGAGACACCTCCTGATCTGAGACGATTCTTGCTATTTCGCTTTCAGGCACTCCATTTTTGCGAAGCAGTGCTGCTAACCCAGCACCGCCTAGTAGACCAAGCAATGCTCCAGCACCCGCATATTGGCCGACATCCTTCAACCTGCCGCTAATCGGTTGTTCTTGACCTGACATTGCTTCTTGTAGTTCGTTTGCAGTACCTAGTGCTGCGCCAACACTTCCGACTCCAGTCGCTCCGCCTAGCGCCTTTCCGACAACTTGGTTTTTAATTCCTTTGGAAATCGCGCCACCTGCAACAACGCCTAAATCAGTCAACCCACCTAAAGCTGTAGAAATGGCTACGTTTGCCGCGCGTTGTTTTAAAGACTGTTGTTCTCCACCAAAGCGTTCGCCAACTTCCTCGCTGATCTGTTTCGGCAATTCCCATAGGTTACCCGCTGCCGCACCTTTCGCAAGACCTTGAACGCCTTTAGAAGCGTTTTTAACGATTGGTGAGACTAATTTACCTCCGACATCGTAAGCGGTCTTACCGCTAACCAGAGATCCTAATACGTCTGCTACAATACCACCTTTGGCTTCTTTCGCGCGGTCTAGTCGTTCTTGTGCTGCTTGTCTCGATGATTCAGGACCAATCTTCGTAAACGCTTGATCAACTAATGTTGTTAATCCAAACGTTGAAGATGATTGCATACGATCTCCAAAGGCGTTAAAGTCGTCGATACGATCCCATATAGTAGGATTGTTAATCTCTGAAGCATTAGCCGGGCCGCGCCCGGTCTGCTGCACAAGGTTGGCGGCCGGAACCTTATCCTTCAACGTGGACTGTATCCCTTGTCCTGTCTGGATGAGGTTGGCTGCTGGGAGTTTGTCCTGGAATACGGACTGTTGCTGCTGGGCTGGTTGTGCAGCTTTGAAGTCTACGGCGTAAGGTGTTTTTTCGGATATTTGTGGTTCAAGCGATTTCTCTTTTAATGCCAATTTTGAAGTTACGGATTCTCTCGTCTGAACCTCACCACTTAGTTCTCTGCGTCTACGGGCAAGGTAGGATTCACCCGTTTCAGCACTGCTGGTAGATTGTCCAGTGAGTTCACGTCTTCTACGTGCAAGGTATTCTGAAGCTGTTTCAGCCATTTCCTCACCCCCATCAATACCATTTATTTTTATCCCAGAATTGAAGTGCTTTGTAGGGATTTCCATAACGATCCACCACATATTGAATGCCTTTACTGGCCTGCTGGTAAGGGTCTGACCAGTCTACGCTATTGCCTCCGTAGTTCTTACGAGTCCCATTCAGGAATTGAAACAATCCGGCTGCTGTAGATTTAGGATTCTTGGCATTGGAATTGAAACTACTTTCCCTGGCTACCAATTCCTCAAGTGGACGTTGCCACTCTGTGGGTAATCCTGCTGCCTTTAGCGATTGCGATATAGCAGAAGACGCTACTGCATAATTCTTGGGGTTGCTCTTAGCATCTCTATCCGCCTTGTAATAGTTGTAGTAAGCCCCACTGGCCGAAGCCGTGGGGCTTACTACTCCCCCTTTGTCGGTACCGGAACCCCCGCAGGCCATGTAAGGCCACTTGCTTTAATCGCTCTGTATTGTTCGTAGTCTGATAGATCGGATGTAAGGATAAACTCTTCAACTTCATCAGCGTTTTTAATCGCGTTTGTCTTCTTGTCACGAACCACAATTTTATTAATGTTGGACTGATAATCTTCATATGTTTTCGGCTCTGCTGCCTTTGCCGCTGCACCGGTGGTATATGTTGTGCCTGGAGTTACTCCATATGATTCAAGGCCTGACGGAGCCGTTCCTGTGGCCTGCCATACGTCCATAAGTTGGTTGAATTGAGCGCTGTTTGCACTATTTGCCGCACTCGCACGAGATGTATTTGCATTTTGCGCTGATATTTGATTTCCTTGCTGCTCTAAAGCATAGTTCAGACCAAATCGACGGTTGTCTTCGTCAAACTTGGTTTGGTCGAATTGATTATTCCATTTCTGCTGTCCTTCGTTGAACGTCTGTTGACGGTTCTGGAAATTCTGGTCGAACTGTGTGTTCTGTTGGTCAGCTGTCAAAGGGGTATTAGGATTATCAGCTTGACGGTAAAGGCCTGTAACATCATCTTGTGGTTTGATCACTCTACCGGTTTGTCGGCTCACCAGATCCGCAAAATTGAAATTATCATTTCTTGAATTACGTGCGTTATCAATTCCACGCTGATTCTGGTCAGCCAGATAGTTCAGAGCTGTATTAGAATTACTGAACTGATTCTGGGTACGAGTGTCATTGACTCCCTGCTGGTTCATCAGCGCTTCCAAGATATTGTACTGGTTACTCTGTGCGTTCTGGTTCCGAGTGTCGTATACGCCTTGCTGGCCGGACAATGCGCTGACCAGGGAGGATAGGTTGGCAAGCCCCTGCTGCTGCTGCGCTTGATTGGCTGAGATCAGCTGCGGGATAACCTGCAATTGCATGTATTCGTTCGCCTGATTCTGGATACCCTGCGCCCGGTCTGAAAGGTTGCTAGATCGTCCAAACCCAGAAGCCCCAAGGGATTCCTGCGCGGCCCGTGTGCTCTGCTGTGCGCCTCTCTGCGCTGCCGCCTGTTGGGCTGCATACTCTGGTGAGGTGTAAGGGTCATACGGTGTCGGATTGTTGATACGCTGCGTGAGCTGTGATAGTACATCAGCTATCTGCGTATCATATGGGTTTGAAGCAACTGGATTATTGAGGGCCGCTAACTGCTGCGTGATCTGTGCATCATACGGATTCACCGTTGCTTGTGGGTTTACCACTTGGTTCAGCAAACGGTTCTGCGTGTTCAATTGGTTGATCTGTCCCTGTGCAGAGTTGAGCATAGCCTGATTTACGTATGATGTGCCTGCTTGATTGGCCCCCGGTCGGAAAATATTCTGACCGTCAATAGTCACGTATCCGTTGTTGTATCCAATCCGCTGATTATCCACGCCCATGTTGTTAAGTGCCTGCCGGGCTTGTATGCCGTATGCGCTATTAGGAGATACGTTAGCCGGGGCTGCTACCTGCGCTGCGGGATTGGTCGCGGCCACCGCTTGGGTTGTTGTAGCAGGTGCTGGTGATGTGGATGTTACCGTTCCTTTGATTGTGTTTGGAAGTACTGCCATGGATTACCCTCCTTTGCATGCAAAAAGGACCCCATGTGGAGTCCTCTTGTCCAATCTTATGTTACTTATAGTGTATCACCCGTAGGCAATACTTTTTGATTGTTTTTGTATCATTACGGTCCTTGTGGTATAAAAAACGATGTGTTAAGATAGAATCATAAAAGGAGCCGTGCGTCAACACGACTCCAGTGTACAATCCGCATTAAGAGCGGTCGGCTTGGCAAGGGCGATCCACGAATAGACCGATTCCTACCACGGGCGGTCTATTTCTTTTTGTGGAATGATAGGATCAACACAACCAGTGTCGCAAATGAAATCATCAGCGTCAGTGCTTGGTATACCTCCACGGGCATCACCTCCCTTCACGGGAGATTAGCCGACCGCCCTTATGCCATTGTACTGGATTATTATAACAGACCGTGCCTTTAGTGGGTACGGTCTTTTTATTGCACAAAAAAGGAGGCGGTAAGTTACCGTCCCCTGATGGTTAATTATGCTTGATGTATGACTCCTGCTCAATCGACCGCAGCGACAGCACCTCTAGGATGCGCTCATGCCGTTCCTGGCGCTCTGCTAGATCGTTGATCACTTCCGCGCTCTTCGCCACCTGCTCGAACGTAGCCTCCAGCTTCTTCTCGATCCGGGCAACGTCTTCTTTGGTCGCCATGTTGGATTCAATGTCGTGAAGTTTGCTCAGGATCTTCATTAGTACCTCTTCCACCGTATCAACTCCTTTGAGACAGGATAACACATTTGGTGGGAAGCGTAAATTACTGTGCTTGCAACTCAGCGAGTTGAGATTCCAGAGTGGCAAGGTTCTGCTGTTCTGCAACTAAGTTTGCTTTTCTTGTTTCAAGTGATTGCTTTGCAAGTTCATAATTCTTTGTTTCGAGGTCCTTGCCTTCTTGTCCGGCATTAGGATTGTTCATTACCTCATCATAGGTTTGTTTCTTGGCTTCAACCATCTTTTCGCCTGACTCTACTGCTTTTACATAAGACTCAACTTTACTCTTTGAAATCTCGATTTGTGATTTTAGGGAAGCTATTTTTTCATTCTTATCCATATCTTCTTGTTGTTTTTTGGCAATTCCCGCTAAATCCTCGCTTGATTTCCCTTGAAGATCCACCTGCTTACTATCCACGCGTACCTCCAGTCCCAGGGCGTTCGCTGCGGCCCTGACGGGGATATAACTGGTTCCCCCTATTACCGCTCCCTGTCCTATTGATGTTCCATTCAGCTTGATGTCCATCGTTTTATCTACCTTAGCTCCAAGCAATTTCGCCCCAGCGCCATATATTTGCGGTGAGAGTGTAAGTCCCACCCCAATGATTATCCCAACAAGTAGCATTCCAATCTTCTTCATGATTGCACCCCTAATGCTAGATTTTGGGATAAGTATAGCATTTAATTCTGTGCGTGGGAATGACTGCCTGCACTTGACCAGGTTACTGTCCCTCCTCCATCAACCATTAGTACGGTTCCGTTAGGAATCCCGTGGTTATGAGATCCAGATAGTCCGGTTGATATACCCGCATCTGCTTTTGAATTAAGTGCTGCTTGTAATGTTATTCCCGTCCCAAAATCTTCAAGCTGCGAAAAAGGAACTAACGATATCCCACTAAGATTAAGTTCTAAATCTCCAGCCGCAGACAAGCCCATATTGCCGCCACTCACAATATTTGAAGCAGTTCCGCTCTGATACAAATACATATAACCAATAGGCGATTGAATAGTGACTTGAGGTGATCCAGCCCCCGAACCAACAGAATTAATAGTTACATAGCTTGTTGCAGATGCATATGCTCCAAATAGGTTTGTCGCTGGATTCATCACCACAGCCGGGAATCCGTTTTTACTCCGGATTAGCGCGCCCATCATCGTCACCTGACCCATCACATCAGCACGAAACGTATCCATGGTTCCGTCATTGATGGTGATACCGTTGTCGCTGATGTTTGTGTACGCCCCGCTGATCAGGTTGTTGATGATGGTAGCCCCTGTCATGGTTACTTGCCCCGCGGTATTCGCCCGGAAAGTGTTTTTAGTTCCATCATTTATGGTAATCCCATTGCTTCCGATAGAAGTGTAGGCCCCGCCGGACAGTTCGTTATAGATTTCCGCGCCGGTCATGTACGCCGTTCCATCCCGAGATACCCTCCACGGGGCAGTATTGGGGTCCGTGCTTCCAGCCCACAAGCGAATTGACCCTCCTGAAGATCCTTCGGTAGTCATGCCTACATCGCCGTCTTTAGAGGACAATGTATCATCTTTCACGCGCCACCCGCCGACCTCGAACACATTTTCACTGTCCAGGCCGTTCTCCAGCAGGAAGTTTAAGGTTCGTTCCAATCGTATGACATAATTCTTGATCTCGTTAATATCCGCATCTTGGTTAAGCGGTGGTATCTGTGGTATCGGCATCGGTCCTCATCCCCTTTACAGCTCCGTAGGCTTTCTTCAGGGTGTCAATGTTCTTCTGAGTGTCTCTGACTCCGGCCGTGTCCCCTGCGGCTTCACTGGCAATGAGGTCCATCTCCAGTGAAAATAGTCGGGACTCATATTCCAGTAGCCGAGCCTCAATCATTTTTTGCTTGTGTTCTTTGGTTAGCATATATGCCTCCTAATGTTGCACGCGGCATACCTTGTAATACCGCTGCTGATTGTAGATAATGGCCGGTCCTGTTCCCGATATGCGGAACCTCATCCAGTGTGTCAATGGAGTTGTATCTAAGGGGATGATGCAGTTCTTATTCTGCGCTACTGCTCCGGTAGACATGGGATCATAATTCACTGATGTAAAGGATTCTCCCTGATCATTCACACTACAACTCAGGGATAAAGTTGTACCAGTTGGGAAGTTGCCCTGTAAATGAATCTCTTTGTACATCTTTTCCGCCTCTGGAAATTGCTCGTCAAACGGTTTTGAAGTAACACTCCATGATCCGGTTGTCGCTGCGGCATTTATTTTATAAGTCTGACCAGCCACATTCCCGGCATAGGTGTCATTCTTAAACCGGTACCCACATCGAAAGCTTTCATTCTGTCCGGGTACTCGCCACACCTTGTATCGCGTATCATACACTAGCCGGATGTTAGGCTCTGTGGCTCCGTCAATCACGAGGTTAAGATAATACCGGTTGCCGTCATGGAAGGCGTTGCATTTGCTTAAGTAGGATTGATTTATCCGGTCTAGGAATCCCCGCACAGGCTGCCCAATCGCCACAGGGAACCCGCCCTGAAACAGGTATACATCTGTCTCCCCCAGCCACATAAGCGTGTCACCGACCTCCTGGATGGTGTTAGCAGACACGCAACCCACATCATTCGATATCTCCTTGAGCCGGTAGTTGAAGTAATTGGTCCCTTGGATCACACACATGGAGTCTCGCTTCCACACATACTTGTCGCCGTAGAAGTTTTTGAGGCCGGTAATGTTACCCCCGCGCTCGGTGAAGTACTGCACTTGGCCGCTATTTTCAGCTGCAGTCCAATTCTGCGCATCTTGAAAGGCACAATAATGGATAACATCGTCCTTAGCCATCCATACACGCACCGTATCATTGGTCACGTACTTGGCTGCCGGTGGAGAACCTCCAAGCGTTCCAAGTGTTGACCCGTTCCAGTAGCGCGGTGCATCTACTCCGTTTACTAATATCAACCCGGGGGCTGCGGCCACCTCGAAGTTGGTAGCATCCCAATCCGTATTAGCAAACGTTCCAGCGATATCCGTCCAAGTACCAGCGTTATCCCACTGTAACTTAGTCCCTACCGCACGGATTAAGTGAGTGTTGCCAAAGGCCGTTAATAGGTTGGTCTGTGCGCCTCCTGTGGCCCCGTATGCGGCATGAGACCGTGCAGTAGATAGGTAGGGGTAGTCGTCTGTATCAAAACCGTATTCGTCCATGCTCTGGTTGTCAGCAATACCAAACGGGTCCAGACCTTGATTGATGCCTCCACTAAAATTTGATTCGCTGCGCTTTTTATTGTTTTTCACGTTAAGTACTGCCATGATATCACCTCAATACGGGATCAACCCGTCAGGATACACTCTGCGCCGGCCACGATTGTTAACTAAAGAATGCCCCCTGCGGCTAGGGAGCATGTCTTTGGGCGTGCTGTATTCGGGATAGGGTTCGCGGTACTGCTTCTGATACTCACGCAGCAGCGCTTGGAAGTCATTGGCGAACACGTTCTTGTCGTCATACTCTCCACGGGCACGGGCGATGCGTTCCAGGCAACCGAGGATCAGCAGCTCGTGAAAGCTTTCTTCCAGGTCCGGTACAGAGCTGAGTGTTAGCGCGGCGGGCTTCTTATTGTAGTACACATATACGACTAATCCTTCATTCTGTGTCTCTGGCAAAGGGTTGAGGAATAACTTGCTGCCCTCTACCACGCTATACCAGTGTCCCGTGCGGTCAATGTATCGGTTAGAGTCGATGGAAACGAACTGCAACTCGTCAAATGACGTGTTATCGTAATCAAACTGTGGATACATGCTGCGCTGGATGACTACACTCTTGATATTTTTGGGATCGCAATCGGCTGGAAGGTCATACTGTGAAATGTTGGCTATGGTCACAAACGTATGCGGCGGTGCTTCATGTTTGACGGATTGGAATATCTGTCGCTGCGTCTCGTTCATCCACTGTATCTTTTGTGCTTGGCTGTAGCTGTTACGGTATGTGGTGTCTATCGTGTTGAGTAAATCGGATACGGATGGCAATGTGATTCACTCCTTTCTGTTGCGCAGTAGGGTCCTACGGTTATGCAAGCGTAGCAGTGTGTTTATACCAGCTGCCCCAGGCTGATGTGCTCGTCGCTTTTCGGTAGTATATAGGATCTACTTGATCAAATGAGTAATAGAATTCAATTGTAGTCTGGACCGGGGCTCCGAAACTTTTAATCACTTTTGCATTTCCGGCTTTACTGTTCGGGTATCCAGGGACTGGATGTGATCCATTCAGGAAAAAGTTTGTTTCTCCATACGGAAATCCGCTGGGCAATGTTGATAGATTGACCGCCACTTTACCATTGGTCAGAGTAGACACTGCAAAGATCGGGGCAAACGTTCCCTCCACTGTATTGTGGTCTATGACCAAGTTTAGAGCTTCTGCATCTGTGTGGGCTACGGTTGAGAATGGAGGTGCATTGTTTGTCTGAGTTGAAACAAACCGATTAAAACTGACGGTACGCACACCTTTAGAGTTTGATGATACCGCAACATTCAGCACATTCAGGAAAACGTTCTTCTCGATGAAAATCCGTTCACTGAGCACATCAATTAGGAAGCCCTCCGTGTTTAAAATATTGCAGAATGTATTCCCGATGAGTTCAATATCTTTGGCAGCGTTAAGGTTAAACCCGTAAACCGACATGTTTTCGATGTAATTATTGAGTACTTTCACATTCCGCATTTTAGTAATAACCAGTGAGCTCACTGCATCTTTAATGTAATTGTTCTCGATAATGACGGTGCCAAGGTTAGTATTATTAGTCGCGTCATTGGAGATAACCGTTACTCCACTAAAAACCGAGCTTTCTATTACGTTGTCTGTGATGTTGAATTTAGCCTGTGGAATAGCAGAACTGTTTTTTAGTACAAGACATATCGCTCCGACACCACCGCCGCAATTCTTGATCTTGTTATTGGAAATAGTTCCTCCTCGCACAATAACGGATGTACTATCCGGTTCTATGTCTATTGCACCCGGCATATCACTTCTGGATACATTGCTAATTCGATTATTATCAATCAGAAACCCATCACAATGGTAAATACTTATGGCTTGCCGGTTATCCTTATTGACTCCATCGAAGACGTTATCTTTGATCGTTACGTTTGCGTTGTAAGCCCCGGAGTAAGTAGTGTTACTGCCGTTAGTCACAGATATTCCGTCACCCAGGAATCCGATGAACGAGCAGTTTTTAACGGTGAAGTTCACGACACCGTGGGCACATATCTGATGTGAGAGCTCGTCAAACAGGTCAGTTTCAACGTGGTTTAGAAATGTCAGGCCATCGATATAGATATCCTTAATACAATTAGCGTCCGAAAAGGTCGGCTCATAGCTCGTATTGCTGTTGAAGTAAAAAACACCATCTGCACGCGGATATCGGGCAAATGTAGGATTAGGATAAGGAGACTCCGTATGCCTGGACGTAGGCATGATCTGTTCAATGATAGCCCCCTTTGCCCCGATTAATCGGAGATTGCTGTACAACTTCGTCAGCAGGTCCAAGTGGGTTATTCTATAGGTTCCAGCCGGAAAATACAGCGTCTTCCTGATGCTGCTCGTAGTAAAATCTGCAATGGCTTGCAGCTTAGCAGTCTCGTCTGATCCATCACACAGCATTGGACGAAGTGGTGCTGGCGGGAATTTAACATCTATCCACATATCCGTAAACCTATTCTCGAATGGTGCTGGTAATTGCCCCCACCCTGCTCCGCCATTCAAGTAAGATTGGGTAATAAGTTCGCTTGCTCTTGGCATTATTTCACCCCCATATAGAAAAAAGGGAGGCATTTCGCCCCCCTGTTCTTACTTCTTCTCCATCTCACCAATATCCAAAAGATGCTTACGCATACTATTAAATGTTTCCGCAAAGGATTTTTGAGACTTAGAAAAATCGTCATCCACCTTTGCAGCTTGCACATATGGGTGAGGTTTGCGATTTGACTTACCGTCCGCCTTTGCCCTCACCTTGACCTCTGTTACGCCTACGACCTTTTCATTTGTCCCTTCCACGTTTCATCAACCCCTCAACACTTTGACGTTGTAAACGGCACTGGCGAGGTCTACGGCTGCTCCCGTGTTGTTGACTATACGTACTTTGACGGTGTTGGCAGCCGACACCCAGCCGAATATATCCAGTCCTTGTGTATCAATGATCGCAGCAACAAACACATGATCACCAAGCGCTGCACCGGTCACCGTGACATTGGCTGATGTGGCCCCCGCGCCGGTATCGACGCTGGGGAAATCAATTGTGGCTTTTACATTGGCGACCACGGAGCTAAACAGCGTCCGTCCGTCATTCAGTATAATTCCTTTACCTGCTGGCATATTATGACCTCCTTATACTGCAACGCCTGTGCTGCCGATCAAACCTCTCCAGTCAACGTATGTGCAGTCCCACCGAGCGAAGCCGAACATGAAGAAGTCCACTGTCTTCGGAAGTTGCTGAGAATCGTAGAATACCTTATCTCTCCAGCCAAACAGCAGGTTGTCGAAGTTAGGATCACGCAGGAACCACTTAGGACCTGTGATGTAGTCCATAACCACGACTTCCAGTCCTTGAATGACGTTCTTCGTGTTGGACATTTCATAGGCTTTGTTCAGAGAGCCGGTGATTTCCAGCGCTGTCATTTCGTTATCAGGTCCAACAATCAATTGCTTAGGACGCGCTTGAATCAGGATGCCATCCTCGCCACGCTGTTGCCGCATCAGTGTCATTGCAAGCTTCAGATTATCAGGAGTCAATTCCCCAGTGATCAGGTTGTCTCCAGACAATGTAGAATCTATCAGAGGGTGAGCATCACTGAACAATGGCACACCGTCATAACCGGATACCGTGAACCCGTTGTTCAAAACATTGGACGTGTCGGTTTCCAAGGTAGCACGGAATCCGCGGGCCAGCATCTGAGCAGAACCATCTTTACCGCGGCCCTTCAGCACGCCGTACAGATCATCACGGGTAAGCTCCCAAGTGACGGAATATCCTTTGTCGAACCGGCGCGCCTCAAGGCGAGCAACCGGACCTTCGGACATTTCGTCTTCATTGATCGTGTTACCCTCAGTGTTTTGCTCCCAGAGTCCGAAGCCGCCCAGGTGTGGGAAGGTTTCTTCTTTCTTCCGCATGGTTTCTGTTTTGAATACCTTCGTATACTGAGTTTCAAGGGATTTGTATTCATCCCAGATGATTTTGTTGTGAATTGGAGTCAGCAACTGTTGGAAATTATCTCTTGTCATTTTCATTGTGTATTATCCCCCTTAGACCACTTGTACGCGATTTTTGATCAAGAATTTAGCCCGCCCTGGATAAGTCTGGGTGTCCACAAGTTCCAGGTAACCGCCTGTAGTATCATCAAGGTTAGCTGTCCAAGCATTGGCTCCCAGGTCGTACAGCGTGCCTACATCCGACTTGGTGACTGTGGTCTTGGTGCCAGTCGTGTTAAGCATCAGCGAATACACACTCATTGGGTTAACATCAATTTTGACCACGTCTGCCGCGGTTACTGATGCACCTGTCGTGATATTGCCCACTGCTACACCCCATACCGTACCTGCCGCCGCTGCCGCTGCTGCTACCGAAGCTTTGTTAGTAGCCTTGACCACAATAGATCCATGTACAATCGTCTGGCTGGCATTAACCGGCACCTCTTTATAGATTGGTGCGCTACCATCTAGCGAACCGATGAAATATGCTCTCTTAGCCATTTAAACCCCTCATTTCTTCTTGTGTTTGTAATAGTCTTCTGGTGACATCCCGGCCATTTTAGCCACGGCCAATTCATCAGCGGACAATTGCACGCGGTTACTCTTCTTCACACCGCCACCTCCGCCAGCTGTTGTATCTACCTTGGCGCTACGCTTCTTGGACCGTTCAGCGATAGCACGTTGTTCAATCTCCCGTTTGTATTCTTCCATGCGCTCACGACCACGCAGGGCCATATACGCAGCTTGCAAAGTCTGTCCGGTGCGTGCAGCGATTGGTTCCAGTTCTTCGCGCCAGTCTTCGATATCACCGTAGAACGGATCGGACTTAAGTGACTGGACCTCATTATCAAACTGCTGTTTTCGCAGCTGCTGATTGAGCGTTTCCTGCTTACGCTGCATATCCACGAGCATCATAGCTGTTTGCGAATCGTACCCCTGGTCTTCATACTGGCGAACCTTCAGCCCGTCCAGTTGCTCTTCCAGTTGCTCCAGGCTCTGCGCTCCCGTGGCTTGCAAGAGTTTGTCAGCAAGGCTGCCTTTCTTCTCGGCTGCTTTAAGCCGTTCTTGCCATTTGCGGCGTTCTGCGATTACGGCGTTGCCTGTGGTGTTCTTGCCTTTTCCCTCAGGCTTAACGTCCTCGTCCTGTGGCTCACCTTCATCCTCTATGTCAGATTCTTCAGCCTCTGGTTCCTCTTCTGAAGAATCTTCTTGCTCGTCCTCTTCATCAGGGATCGTGATGCCGCCCTCGTCTACTTCGTAATCCAGTTCAGCCACATCTTCTTCAATCTCGAATGTCTCTCCATCCACCTCTGCCGTTTTACTTGCGAATAGTTGAAGATTCATAGGTAAACGTGAAGTTTTCATGCTATTACCTCCTGCGTTTTAAGCGTGTCGCCCACGAATGATGCGGATTTTCGCCAGATCCGAGAACTAGAGTTTTTTGGGCGGTGTACTGTCACCGAATTCTGAGGCATCCCCTCAGATGGGTATAAGAAAGACGCAACCTAATTGGCTGCGCCTGTTTTGATTCGTTTATTTGTCTTTTCTTCTGCGGCATCTTCGCTGATTGTTAGCACCTTGTAGTTCGGTGACTTCGGCATCAGCCACATAAGGTATTTCTTTTTGCACTCCGGGCATTCTGTCCGGCCGAAGTATTTGGCGTTACCACCATATCGTTTAAAGTTTGTTCCCAGCGCCTGTACCTGTGTTAGCACACGTCCCTGGAGGTCTGCAAAGGTAAAAGTATGATTACAGCAATCGGTTGTGTTCAAATGGTCCATGGTATCACCTCCTGTGCAAGTTATCTTGTAGATATTCGTTGAGCAATTTATCGGCCCGTCCAGTCCATCCACAAGCCGGACAATGCGCTGTGCGGTTTACTTCCCACCCTTTGGTGCGTAGAGCAATCTTTTCGCAGTGCGGGCATACTGGGTGTTCAATATGCTTTTTAATGCCACCTGTGCCGCCTATGATTGGGTGAGAGGATGCATGTATCTTGTATTGGTCCATTGTTACGCTGCGGGTAATCACATTCCCATACCTCCTGTCATTACGCTGAGTCCCGGCTGCTGGGGCGCCCCCTGACCTGTTAATCCTTGGATCAACGGATTGCCCATGGGATCCATTGCCGGTTGCTGTGGTGGCGTGAGTGCCTGTACATCATCATCACTGATCGGCAGACCGGCATACTCACGAAGCAACTTGGCATACGTAGGAGCCGGGATAACACCGTCTCTGAATGCTTCACGGATCAAGGTGTAGACGAATCCTTTGTTACTTGGTAAGCCAGAACCTACAGTAATGGATACATCGAATGCAGCGCGCTTGGTTTGCTTCTGCTGGCCTTGTTCATCTTTCAGAGGCATATACTGAGGCGCGGCCTCTGCGGGCATTCCCTCGGCTTGCAGGCGCTGCATGAACATTTGTTGATACATCGGTGTAGCCGGGACCATAACAGGCACTTCCTTCAGGTCAGACGGACGGAAAAACTCAAAATTATCCTCACGTTCTGTCACTCTGAAAGCCTGTTCCTCTGTCCAGTACTCCATGACCAGATCCAAAATGTACTCGAACATATCCCCCAGAGTCTCTTCCAGCAGCATCTTCTTATGGGTCACACCTGCATTGGCACCTTGCTGGATAGCCAAGGACTCGGTAGCTGTATCCACACCAGATTGCTGCACGCCCATCTGCTGGTCACCGAAGCGTGATTGTATCTGACGCTCATTGCCAATAGCGTCATTACGGCGCTGGATGATGTACGCTGGCATATTTGGCGGGTCAAAGAAGCCCATAGACTGCTCGCCAGTAAGGTCAGTAGGGATCACTAGACCGCCCTCATTGGTTACCTTGTCCGGGTCCACACCGCTGTTGGTATTAACCCACCGCTGTGGATTTCCTGTGAGACGGCCGTTAATGCGTATCTGGTCGTCTATGTCGTTGATAAGGTCCTGAGTGTTCACCAGTAGTTCAGCTGTACCCTTGGCCCATGTGGTTCCTTCACGGTACATGTCCGGTGTGAAGAAGTACGGGAACCGATTACCTGGAATCACAAAATCGTCATCATCCTTCGTATCACGCAAAATGACGCCGCAACCGGACATTTCCACCAGCCGCATGCGCCATTCGTACTTGACCTTCTTCTTTTTCGCCGGATTATCTTCGTCCTGCTCGTTCTTTTCCTCGTCATCATCCTTCTTTTTGCCCTTCACGGGTACCTTATCCCGAAACCACACCAGCATGTGAAGGTAATGATCCTTGCTGATTGAGTCATTTTCTCCGTCGTCCTCACCAAACAGCATAGAGGTGAACATGGGTTCATATCCTGGTTCAATTGCTTTGACAAGATCTTCATCGTAGATCAGGCTCTGCCGTGCGGATGATATGGACTTTGGCATTGTCTCGATTAAAAACCTGCCCTCATTGACCTTGTAGATATCCGTGATATTAGGGTCCGTGAAGACGTACGCCGGGTTACAGGGATCAATCACCGGCAATCCCATCTCGTCCAGTAGGTCTGGATCAAAGAGCACCCGGAATATCCCTGTGCCAAACTTCATGCGCCGGCGCTCATGTACATCAAGCTTGCGCCGCATCTTGTTCTGATCCTTGACGAACTCCAGCACAATCCGCGCCATATCTGCAAATGGTACGTCTGAAGGTCCGCGTCCTCTGGTCTGCACTGCAAGGTTCTGCTCAATGAGATAGGCCACCTGTCCCTCAACGTTAGGATTGATGATATTGGTGTTGCTGCCCGGGTCTGTGTCACTCTCTGCCTCGTTAGCATCACCCTCCCAGTACGAATCAATGGTCTCCCATTTATCAAATAGCCCTCGGTTGTCCTTGTCCAGATATGAGCTGCGGTACCAGTCAAGCAGTTTATCGGCCAGTTTGCAGTCTTCCTCACTCTGCACGTCCCGGCGTTTCTCCGTCTTCTCATCGTTCAATCGAAAGGCTGCTTTGTTCAGTAATTCTACCAATGCGTCTCACCTCCCCAAAATAAAAAGACAGGCTATCTGCCCATCTCCACTTTGTCTGTATTGTTTTTACCCTTTGGCCTCACTACATCGTATAGGCCGGAGTCCTTCAGCTTATATTCCTCGTATCTTACCTTGTTCGTCTGCAACGGGCTTCTAAGGCTCGTACGGCTACGTTTGACTAGGATAGTGTTATCCTCCGCTTTACGCTCAACGGGCTTACCCCGTGCCTCACGGCCCATCAGGTATCCAGTTATGACTCCCACCAGCAGCACAGTAGCGTAGATCATTTATCATCATCCTTTGTGTATGTGGCTACGAATCCACAGTCACTGCAACGGTATTGATACATGCGGAGTGGCTTCATGCCATCAGCCTTGAAATGTCCACAGTCATTACGCGACTTGCGAATCTCATGGCTGAAGCACATCGGGCACTTGTCCATTACTTCACCTTCCTCATTTCTGTCTTCTTGTATCCCATATCTTCAAGCTCTGTACCGTAGAAGCTACCATGCGGCTTAAGTGTCTTTGGTTTCTCCGGTCTGAGCTTCATATATTCGTCATTCAATGCGTACCGTGTGGCATCAATGGAGTGATTGTTTTTGTCTGGATACCGCGCCTTGAAGTTCCCGTTAGCGTCCTTTTCAAGCTCATACGTCAAAAATTCCCGCGCTGTCTCGGGGCAACGTTCATCATCAATGATGATTGCCTCCAAGTCCTGCAGGAATTTAATACCGTACTCTATTGAGTCGGGGCCTTTCTTAACCGGGAACACGCGCAATCCATACTGTATCAACTCATGGATGCTCTTAGGCTCTGCGGAGTCTGCATATATCTGAGCATTAATCTTGTTCTCGGCTGCTATGTGGTTCTTGGCCTCACGGTTGCTAAGTCCTACCTTCACCAGTTCGTGGTAAATGTACAGGCGCTTATACTTGCGGTCATGATGCATTACCAGATAAGCCAGCGGATCAATCGCATACCCGAAGTCTAATCCACGGCGTACGTTGTGGAAGTCCGATATTTCTTCATCACTGATCTTTCGGATCTGTACATTATCGAATACTTCTCCACCCGTACCGGTTACCTCGCCAAGGTACTCATGCTCATAGGCCGTAGGCTTGGTGTCTCTTAGGTGTTCAGCCTCAACGATGAATGTCTCACCCAGCCAATCCCTTGGCACCGTCAAGTATGTGCTGTGATGCGTCAGACGGTCAGGTCTGGTCATGGTGACTTCTGTGTTAACCCAGTTATTAGCGCTCTTTGGAGGGTTGTAAGAATAGAACACCGTGAACTTTGGCCCACCACGCATTAAGGACTGATTGATCATTCGAATCTCTTCCATGCCGTTGAACTCGTCCACTTCTTCATACCAAATGAACTTTGTGTATCCACGGCTGAACTTCATGGACTTGATCTTCTTCGGCTTATCCGCACCTCTGAAGCGTATCTCCTGTCCTGTCGGCGTGTAGGTGATGACCAACTTTGCCTCTGGAACATGCCAATAGTCCTCCACACCCAGCACCTCAATAGCCCAGGTCAGCTGTTCCAGTACCGACTCCTTTAACGTATCCTTGACCTTACGCAAAACTACTGCGTTAGCATTAGGGTCGGACATGATACCCAATATGATCTCTATCGCAACAAACGAGGACTTCGTGCTACCGCGTCCACCTCTTAGCCAGTAGTGTGTATGTTTACCATGCTTAACGTCGAGATGTACCGGATGAAATGACGGCGCGATCACCTCTGATAGTCTCATTGGATATCATCTACGATCTTAACGCCTACATTTCCGTTGTGTTCAAGTTCTTGCTTATCACGCCATTCTTTAGGCTTGCGGTTCTTCAACCAGAAGATTAACGCTGTCGTATTAGGATGAGCTGTCTTTGTAGAGCGCTCAAATCCATCCTCCGTTTCCTTCGTCTCTTCGTACTGATAACCAAGCGCTGCCTTAAGCAATGCGTTCTCGACCATGATGTCAATGACTTCCTTACCATTTTTTAAGGCCGCCGACAATGCCGGATAGTCGTCTTTATATGTCCGGAATGTCGAGTAAGCTACTTCAAGGTTTGCAGCTATCTGTTCATCCGTCAATCCATCCCTTGCCCACGCTTCAATGAGCAGGAGTTTTGGTTCAACATTGCTGAAGTATTTGCTTGGTCTGCCTCCTGCCATTGTGTTCACCTCCCTCAAATCTAACTTAATTGCGCCATAATTCAGTCTGTTTTGCAGTTTTCGGAGTATAACCCCCGTGATTTTGGAGACTTACTATTCATGTAACAACGCATTTACGATTCTTACCTGTGGTTATTTGCCTTGCTTACCACTGTTTTCGCACATTCTTTAGCTGCAATGATCAACAACAAGGGGATGTGATACCATTTGAACTCCATTCCTGGCACTATCTCACCACCTCGATCACTATAGTCATCATAATGATAAATACCAATGTCAAATACCTTTCTGAATGCCTCAACCCTTATCCGGCCTCCACTTCGTTAAGCCTATTCGGTCTGACTCGATGGCGGCTATGCCGCAAAACAAAAAGAGCAACGACGCTATGCCGTTACTCTCTCTGGTACTCGCTCTGGGTAAACCCGTGCCAGTGGGGGCGGTCCTGACTTTGCCTGCCTCATATCCCCGGTCCGCTGGGGCTGCTGTGTGTGGCCCACACGTACTGAGATAAGCCGTAGCTTAACCGTCATAACGCACATGCAGGCCTATATGCAAACCATCCCTAACATCGAAGGTGCGCATTAGCGCGTTATGGATGGGTGTTGCTAAAATGTAGCGCCAGCCTATTAAGCCAGCGCCAAGTGGTAGGAGTTACATCCAAGGTTGGTGGGGAATCGGCGATAGGGGCAGTCCCCGGGTCACTGATCGCCAATTCCTCATACTAGCATTATATCACGATGCCTTTGCACTTGTTGTCACTACTTTGTCATGTTTAGCAGCTAAATTTCTGATATGTCCGTATGAATGTCCAGTATATGCAGCGATTTCCTTTAAGCTGTACCCTTGTGCCTGTTTGGACAATATTACATTACTCAGTCCCGTGAATTGATCCATATAGGATTCGTACTGACGCTTGATGCCTTCCAGCCTCATTACTTCATCCACGCACTCATTTAGCTTCTCAGCAGCCTTATCATACAGTTCTAGTCCCTTTACTAGATCAATATGGCAGTAGATGCTTGAAGGTAGTTTGCCCTCCTTCACTGCTTTCTGGGCAGCCTCCCATTGCTTCCGAAGTTCGAATTCCCTCAACTTCATCATCTGCAGCTCGGCGCATATGTCGTTGTATGACTCCTTCCAGTTCATGGTTATCCCCCCTATAGATAAATATGATTTACTGTTTGAACAGTTCTGCGTATCCGTTGTCTTCTTCCATCAGAGCGATATGCATGATAATTCTCCTGTGCTGCTCCACTGAATTCCCCTGCAATTCATGCCTTCTTACCAGCAAATCCAGTATTTCTTCCTGGCTATGGCCAGCTTTAAGCATCCTCTTAATTTCATTAGTGTTATGTTCCATCACGATCCCCCTTAATCACTTCCCACCGATTCGCTGCTACCCACTCCATGCCAAAACCGTTGAATATTTCAATCTGACTGTTAAATCCATATCCCGGCACATATTTACGTCTAACACCATTTACCCGTTTGGTTACCGAATGGTCATCTTTACGCCTTACGATGTCTCCTTTATTCATAAGAGGAAAAGCAGCCTAAGCTGCCTCTCCCTTGTCCAAGAATACCGCCATCTCCAGCGCACTTATGCGTTCCAGCGCTTGTCTGAAGGCTTCGGGTGTAACTTCTTCTCCTGCCATCTCCACACCAGCGTGGTCTTGATCCAGTCCACCGGTTGTGCTCTCTTCGGCACGAAAGGCAGGTGCAGTGTAGTGTGCTACCTCGCCGTTGTCGGGAATATCGTATGAATGATCCTCTTCAGCAGGCGCCGGTTCTTGCGCGTCCAGGTACTCGGTTCGAAACGTCACCGCTTGCTCAGCGGACACCTCCCTGTACTTACCGTCTTTGTAAATGTAGTAGTCCTCGAAAGGCTCATCAGTTGCTGCAAGCTTAGCGCTGAATCGTCTGCCGATATTGTCCAGCGGCTGTACATCATAGATGGCTGGCAGGGATTGCTTGTAGGCTTCTGCTGCGTTTTTGTCAGTACCATCCACGTTTGTCCGGGCCTTTGGAGCCGTTACCTCTGTGGCAGCAAGTTTATCCTTAAGCGCATCAATGGTCTGCGCGGCTTCCAGTAACTCACGACGGGCGGCATCACGTTTGTTACCATTGTCCTCAGCCAGTTCTTTCGCCTCGAATAGTTCCTTTCGCAGGCTAGATATGATCGCTTCTCTGTCCTCCAGTTTCTGCGATAGATCGGATAGTTCCATGTTCGTAATGGCTGCGGTCTCTTCCGCCTGGGAATGCGCTTCGTTTAAGGCATCCATCAAAGCATATGTCTTGCCGATTACCGTAGACCTGATCGCCTGATAGGCAATTTCGTTCTTGCAAAAAGGTTCTAAAGCCGCTCCGAACAATTCCACCTCTTCGTTTGCCTTAACAATCGCCGGATCAAGTGTTGCCCCCATTGACTCATTTTCCCGTATTTCCACAAATACTCCCCATTTCGTTCAAATTATTGATTATTACCTATATTATACACTATTTCCCGCGACTATTGTACAAATATCTTTTGTTTTCTTACGTTTACTTCACTTTAATCATGCCGATTTTAGATCAATCCCTCCTTTGTGCAGCAGCTTGCACCCTTCGGTGTATATGACCACTGGAGGATCATACAGCGCCCGTAAGCTCCGCTGGTGTGTTTGCTTGTCCATGGTGATGATCGTGCCTCTATGGGCTCCATAGTCGTCCAGGAGCATATACGTGCTGCCTAGGTTGATCCAAGCTGCTCTCATGCGATCCACTCCTCAATTTTAATCACGATGTGCGGCTCGTCTGCATAGTACTTATTTGTGTGTAACCCTACGACTTGGTTATCATCCAGGTACGCTATCTTGTTGAGTGAGTCCATGATCCCTTTCGCGGCGTTGTCGATGTCCGGCTTGACCACTGGACGTAGCCTGCCCTCCTGTATGAGCTTCTTCTTAGCTTTGCTATATGATGCAGGGATCTGATAATAAAAGTCCACAGTGACGATGATAGGCTGTTCTAATGGTGTCTTGATGTGCTTGCGTGCTTCGTAACCCAGCAGTTTCTTATAGTCCAGATACCTTTGGGCTGCCGGGTCCTTCCACTTTCCCTTTTGCGTCATTCGTACGCTGCCCATCGGCTTTACTTTTATCTCGAACTGTATCAGGGATACCCTCCCCTTTCTTTTTGAAGCCCCGGAAGTGATTGCCCGTCTTGCGTAGTGGCATGATCGGTGGACCGTACTTGGCTATCATCTCTGTGTACTCCTGTGGCGTCATCTGCCGGGTGACACACTCACTGTGTACGATCTTACGATCAGGTGGTGGGAAACTGGATACTACCGGCATAGGGGAGATACGGCGGTGCTGTTTCTTAGCGCTGGTCATCGGTTATGACCTCCAGCTCTGAAAACTCACATTCTGTTAATTGATCATCAAATTTGCGGGCATTGAAAAATACTAAGGCGTTGTTATCTGCTGCCATTACCTTACCTATGCCCCAATCCGAATTAAGCCTGTGTCTTACCTTGTTACCTGGCTTTGCGATGTCTGGCTGTACTGGTGGTGTGGGGTCAAAGGTTCCGGACTCCAGTGCGGATTTCAAATGTCGCATAACTGATCCGTATTCTATGATTGCATCAAGTTCATGCTGCTCCATCCATTCCAGCAGTTTTTCGCTGTCTATCAGTTTCATGGTCTGTCTTCCTCCCCTCAACCTATTCTTTCAAAGCTTGCTTCCTCCGAATAATATCCGTTTGATTCTCCGTACCACCGGATGGTCACGTACCCTTTGACTGTAGCCAGTTTGTAGAACGTCCACGTGCCACTCTCGCTGGCGTTTTCGTCTTCCTGCGACACCTCTTCAGCCATTAATATCGGCGTTTTAATCAGGTCAGCCAGATTTCCTACAATCTCTTCAATTCGCACATCTTCACAGCAATCCTGATGGTGACACATCCGATATGATCCGCCACATTCCGTTTTAAAGATGAGTTCGTAATCTTCATGTTGAGTTATATCTACAATCGTCTTCCCTAGTAATTCAGAGATATTGGACATGTGTGTTGTTCCTTTCTTTATGGGGAGCAGAAAGTTCAAATCTCCTCCGGCCCCCGCGCTGCTGGGATTATTCGGTCTGACTCGATGGCCTTCGGCCTTATTTCAACTGCCAGTGTTCTTTCACCATTTTCTCAAAATCCTCTAGGCCGTCTTTATCCCAAGGAGATCCATTTTTCTTAATGGGCAGTATCACCAGATTGCCACCGAACAGGTACGCTGGAGATTCTGGCCCATCTGAATAAATGGTTTCCTTCTCGCAGTCGTATATGAGTCTCAGATAATCGTCATCAAGGTATAAATCGAAGTCGCTGAATCGATTCCATCTGTACCGAAAATATTTATTGGCGTAGATGAAGGGCGTTATCTCTCCTTTATTTTTTGAAATTTCCGCGAACTGTTTATCGAGTGTTTCTGCAATCTTTCCGCCTGGTCTGGTACGAGCGATTCCATCATGGAGAACAATAACCTGTTCGCCTGGATTTTCTTCATCCAGTTTGTATTTCCGTTCGATTAGGTCAAGCAATTCCCAACCATCCTCTTCTTCTTCCCACTCTTCCTTGACGATCCGCAGAGCTAAATGGCGATTAGTGAGATAGAAAAATCCTTCTCTCGACTGAAATGCCCACCAGCTACCACCCCGGTCCATCAGTAATTCCAATTGCTCAACGTTAAAATTATTCATCATGCTCATATCCTCTTCTCCCCCTTATACCTCTACCAGATTGTCCGAGTGAGTCACTACTGATGTGAACGGGTCCACCTGCAGCCATACCTCGTCTACATCGCCGCCAATTTCTGCGCTCATTACTTGACCTTTAACGCCGGCGCACGGACCATCGAGTACCTTGTACTCTCCTAATATCGTGATCACTTGCATGTGTATCCTCTCCCTTTGGGGTCTGCCCCCTAAATTAATTCTTTTTTATCCAGATACATTGCTATAATGCCGGACATATTCGCAACGGATACCTTTATCATCTGTTCCTCTTCGGTCTGCTGCTCCAAATACCGGTTAAGCAAATTACGAAGTCTTTCGTTCTCCTCCATTGCTAAGTAAGCCGTGAGCAATTCAATCATTTGTGAGAGCACCACTGGTACCTCATAGACTCCTTGCTCGTTTAACTCCAGGCAATACTTCACCATGCTCTTTAACATGGATTCTTGCATAAATACGGATGCCATGTGTCTCTGCCCCCTTATAAGTTAATCCCTGTGATTTCAAAGCGACGAAATTCGTCGGATTAAAGCGCGCTGCCCTCCTTGGGTGCTGGGGTGGACATTTTCTCAAAAAATATACTTCCACATTCACAAGGTGACGGAGGTCTAATTTCAACCTTTGATGTGTGTACAACTAGACATTTTGAACACTTCCACGATTTCGATTTCATTCCACCGCCTTTGATAATAATTTTATCTGGCAGCCTGCCCATATGTGTGATTACGTCCCATTCGTTCATTTCAGGTCCTCCTTAGGGGTGGGTGCTGAGGTATCTGGGTATAGGGTGGATAAAAACGATTGCAGAGTTATCAACGATTCATAGGGGTTTTCATATTTACCCCCGTCCCTAATCGCTAATTCTATTGCCTCTTTCAGCCGTTGTTCCCGGGCCTCTGCTATGTCTGCACGTTCTTCAGATGCTGTCAGTTCATCGTTGAGATCACCCAGCAATTTGCTAAGTCTCAGGGCTTCTCTGCCGCGGCCTGAAGCGATCTCTTGGAGTGTCTTGGCTTCTTGGAGCCAGTAGGGAAGGGCTGTACGGGCCACTGCCAAGAGAGTTGCGTCATTCTCACGGATGTATACATAATGTCCGTGTGCGCTGATAGCGTGGCCTACGATACTGTCTGGACCCTTCATTTGAGGGTGGTCATAGGCTGTTCCAATCAAAGTTTCAACCACACCTTTAAATACTTTCCACGGACCACGTGTTGCCGCCTCGCACATCTCCATATCCTTTTGCCAGTCCCTCGATGGTGTTTGTGTCATATACTGTTCCTCCCTTAGTGGGAGAGGAGGGTTACTCCTACTCCCCAAAATTCCATTCTATTTGCCCTGCTGGCGCCGTATCGAATAACCATTCTGCCATTAGCCTGCGATGTTCCAGTATTGGGGGATGATTTTCCGGGAATCCCTTCATCCTTCGCCACTCTCTCCATTTGCCTTGAATCCAAATGATATATTCATGCGCTACGAAACTATCACCTATCTGCAATTCATGGTGGAGTACAAACGCTTTAAAATACGGCTGGTAATGCTCATCAGCGATTATCATCATGACTATTCCCATGTGTATCCCGCATCGTGATATATGCCGCCTCTGCCCTCTCTCGGGGGCAAATTGTTGTCTGTACCTGTGTCATGGCTGAACCTCCTTAGAAACTTCGAGATATCCAGCACCGCTACAAAGTGGACATTCCGGATGATTTTCTGAGCTTGTATATCCCCGTCCATTACAGCCGTAACATTTCTCAGTTTCTCCGTATAAGTAATGCGGCTCTTCATCCTGTGTCATGGCCGATCACCTTCGCATTCCTCACAGTCGTATCCTTCTTCCGACACCTCGTGTATTCCACATTTTTCACACATCGGCGGTTCTACTTCTTTAACTCTTTCCCCAATGGCCTCATTGATCCGGTTGACTGTGCCTACTCCGTCCCACGTAATGGCATCGTCCCGTTCTACGATTAATGCGGCGGTTAGCCGGGCTATGGTCTGTTGTGCCTCTGCCAGCTGCTTCCGTTTTTCATCAAGCATTTCATAGTTCCTTGAAATCTGACTTTGGTGGTATTCAACCTGTCCTGTTTTCTCGGCAAGTTGTTGTTGGGTCTCTTCTAGAGCAGCCAATAACTCATTAAACTCTCCGACATTTAAGTAAGAGTCGCATTCTGGATGCTTGTTTTTGTGTAATCCTCTGAAATATTCTATCCGTTCTGGTGTCATCTACATGTCTCCTTCGTTGTTAGAGGATGTGTTAAGAGCTTTATACGCTTTCTGTCTGATCATTGTCAGCCCGTTTGATAAGTTGTATGTGTTCGTATTTTCTATGTCCAGTTCAAACTCTGCACGTTCCTGAATGTACGCTAGGGCTTTGTCCTTTTCTTCTAGGAGAGATAGGAGTTCTGATTCGATGACCAATTTGGTGATGTCCCTTGCTACGAAATTCAATGGAGGCCCAAACCAATGCGCGATTTTATTCTGTTCATCTGCTTCGAATTTCACTTCTTCCATTTTCTTGTCGCGCTGATTCTCTAGCCTTTTAAATTCATCTATCTGGTTGCGTAGATCTGTTAGTTTATTCATAGGAACCACCAGACTCTATACGGCCGTCACTTCGTTGAGCAGATTCGGTCGATTCGGTGGCCTTCGGCAACAACAAATTCAAAACCTCACGCAACTCATCAGCAAATGTATTTTCATCATAATAGTCCGAACCTAAATTCCCCTTATCTAACCTGTGTAGCAACGCTTCATGTGTCGTTTCTTCCGGTTCCCATTGTCCTTCTAAACCATAGCAAGAGCAGTGTGCTCCATTCACTTCGTATAGATTTCCGTCTCTTTCAAAAAGGACAAATGCTGAACCTTCATAGCATTCATATTCGTAGGATGCCAAGAGTATTGTTACCCCCTCAAGCACACTCTTTTCTATATCGAAATCATGTATCATAGCTTCAAGTTCAGTTTTATCAGCATCTTCAGCATTTGAAGACCAGTCATTTAACCAGAATATTTTTATCGCCTTTCCCGTACCTTTACAATCTGGACATTCAAAGGATTGTACGTCACCGAAGTTATCCACCGTTATTCCACCTTCACCGTTGCATGTTTTGCATTCCATTCCCTTCACCCTCTCACACTTATTTCTAGCACCCGTTTGATCGTTGCTGAATCACATTGATAGGACAGCCCATCTTTCAGGCAATCAGGATCGTTTTCTATGTCTCCGTCCGGGATCACTTCGTAGATATCTCCCCGCGGTATAACTGCTGCGTATATCCTTGCCCACTTCTTGTCTGTGGTGATGTATATCTTGTCGTCCCGTTGATCGCAGTCAGGATTGATCTCTTTGGAGTATTGCAGCAGTGTACTATTTCCTGTAATGCTGGGAGGAAGTATCTTGTCTCCCTTTTTCAATCCCCGGACACCGCCGTGGTAGAACCGCTTTGTATCTCCCATACTTCCCTCTCACCTTCTGTACGCCCCGTAGAGCGCTGATTATTGTTGACCCTAACTTGTGCCTGTCCTTGCGGTTATAACGTCTGTGTGGGGCTGCTGAGTGGCTTTAATGATTCATTTAGCGCTGTGACAAGTTCGCTTTTGTATCTCTTTGCACCTTTACCCGTGAGCGTCCACTTTCTCTTTCTCTTCCAGTTGTCTCTCCAGTCCTCAGTGATGCTATAAGTTGCTTCAACCTGGACCTTTTCGCCTGTGACGATAAACCACCGTTTTCCGACTTGGTTAATTTCGAACTCCATCCCTGTTTCCTCCCTTGTTATGCTGCCTCAGCCTGATCACGTTCCCATTCATCCACCACACTGGTGTCCATCCCGAAGGATTCTAGGCCCTTGCGCCACCATGCCGCGAAGTCTTTGTCGTATAGGTCGTAGTCGTCAATGGGTTTGTTCATCAGATAACCCCTTGAATCATCAGTATTTCATCTAAAATCCACATAACTTCATGTGCTATCTCTGATTTTCCGTTGCTACGATAAACTTCAGCTCTAGCAAGTAACATGTCTGCAAACTCTGATAATTTGTCATCCAAATCATTGTTCATGTTCATCCATCCTCTCTTATTTAAGCCGGCTCACTCTTGCTATGCGGTCTCCGGTCCGGTCCCAGCATTTCGATTAATTCAGCCTTACCGTTTATCCTGCTGCCGATCTTCCCGCCGTTCAGCGGCAGACGTTCACGTATTCGGCCTAATGCATAATTGCTAGTCATGATCGTTACCTTGTTGTTCTTCATGCGCTCGTCAATGATGTTGTAGAGCATCCCTTCAGCCCAATCCTTGTACTGAGCGGTGAAAATATCGTCTATCATCAGGATAGGTACGTTGTAGTAGCGCTGAAGCACATCAATTTCAGATTCTTCACTGTCGCGGCTGTATGTGGCTTTGATCTCTCCGTACAGTTTTGACTCTGTGACGTAGATAGCCGGGATCTTCCGAAGTGAGAATGCATTCGCCATACACTGCATGAGGTACGTCTTGCCAGTCCCGTAGGCGTTTAGGATGGCTCCCTTTTCTCTCGACACCTCATTCACCCTGGCATCGTCACCGAAGATGTACAGCCATGTGCCTAGCTCCATGTGCTTCTTGATGTCCCTAACAAAGTCGATAGCCACTCCAAACTGGTCTCGGTTCAGATTGTCAATCGTTGCAGCTTTGAAGGTGTATCCGCGCTCTTTTGGGTTGAAGCTCTCCGTTGCGTTGTATTTCAGGAACATTCGGTCCATGTGGCAACTACAGTTTTCTACCACGGCTATTTGTACTGGAATCGGGTATCCTTCCGGCTGCTCATATCGGAATGAGTTGATCGTCCCGGTGTAGTCGCACTTTTCACATCCCTCATTCGAAATTGCTGGCGCGTCGCTGAACTTCCTCGGTGGTAAGTCCTGATTCTCGTCCAGGGCTTCCGATGAAGGTTTCAGCGCCTCGGCTCGCAGCCTTTCGACTCGCTTCAGAAACTCCTGCATAGCCGGTTTGATACTTTCCACCGTTCCCGCCTCCCTTGACTAAAGTTAGCTTTCTCTCATCTTCCTCAACTCTACTGACAACCCAGTTTAAAATGGCCCGGTAATCGCTGGTGTATTTCTTTCCGGTTGAACCTTTGTAGTTATCCAAGGTTTCAATGATCCGGTTAAGCTTGTCCTGTTCGTGTGCTTCAAGCAGCTTGTCGTATTCTTCCTGAGTCATTGATACGAATTCAGCGAAATTAATTTTAGGTATAATATCTTTCTTATTTACCTTTTTATCTTTGTTCACCTTATTACTACCTTTTTCTTTTGTGGTCACTTGCTGGTCACTTGCTGGTCGTTTGCTGGTCGTTTGCTGGACATTCTGCTGGTCGCCACCACATTCAAACCCTTGCGGCTCTAGGTCTTCATGCTGGTCGTTTTGCTGACGGTATTTGGCGTAGTTGTTGACCGAATATATACTAAACTTCGGCGCACGTTTTACCAGCGTTATCATTTCATCAGCGATTAATTTGTCCATCAGCGTCCGCAGTCGCCTTTCAGATATCCCTATACGATCGCTCCATTTGATCCGACCGAATATGAATTCTCCGTAATTGATTTCTACTAACTGACCTTCGATTAACTCCGTTCCCGTTTCTCTGGAGTACCTCGCACGGTATAATATTTCGAACCATGTTTTGAAATACTCCGGGTCCTTGTAAATCCAATGGTTGACTATTCCCCGGTCAATCCCGATGTATCCAGCCACATGATCACCGCCTAATCAACTTGCTTAAGATCATCAACTGAATTTCCGATAAGCCAAATCTTTTCCCCTGTTTTTTCTCTCCTGTTTTCGGCATATTTATCGGCGACTTCATACCATGGAGTAGAACCTAACTCACGAGAAATTATCATTGATAGCCAGTAACGAAAATCCATTCCCTCTTTTTCTGACCTGCGCATTATTTCAGATTTTTGTTCCTCGGTAACGTTACAACTGACCCATGTTTTCTGAAGTTTTCTTTTAAATACTCTATTCTTTTTATGCGCTGACTTCTTGACATTTTCACCATTTGATATAGCTTGTAGGTTTGTTGACCTTCTATTGTCCAAAGTATCTTCATTGATGTGGTCAACGACTAGATCTTTAGGGAATCCCAACAAAAACCTGTGTAATGATACTTGCTTCTTAATTGTCTTATTCCTCGCATCGCTGTATTTCTCAATAGAACCATATACATAATATTGAGAATATTGATCATATCGCGTTGCCCTCAAAGATCCATAAAACGCATCCATCTTAGGTAAATCTTCCGTATCAATAAGTGTTTCCAAGTAAGTTCCATCAGGACGTTTAATAAATATTGCAGTAGTTTCTCCACGAATCTCGTATGAATTTTTCACATCCTACACCGCCTTACTATCTTCAGTGAGCTGTTTGATGATCGCGTTCATGATCCAATCATGCTTTGTAAGTCCTGTAGCAGCAGCGTCAGACTTGATCTTGCGGTTTACTTCGTCCGGGATGCGCATTTGAAATGTGTTGACTGTCGCCGTTTTCATGTTGCTCAACTCCTTCGTTACATTTGTTATATTTACTATATCATATACTATCATACTTGTGTATATATTATTTGATCTTTGTAGAAAAAATATTATCTAGTGTGATACTATCCAATTGAGGTGATATCAATGAAACAGTTCAATAAGATCAGAACGGCCATAACCCTCGACCCTGAGGTTCATGAATATGTGAAGAAAATTGCCGAGAAGGAAGACCGTTCGATCAGCCAGCAAATCAATAAGATCATTAAAGATTCGATGAAGAAGGAAGACTAAGCGCTCTTCAACTGCTGAAGCATCCCCTCTAACTCTTCGATCCGGCGCTGGGCAAACTCAATCATATGCTCGTTATGGTGTATGCCGCCGAAGTCTCCGTATTTGATTGCATCCGGCATATCATTGGCGTATACTTCGGCGGCGCTTTCCCACATTTTAATTTGCGACTGGATCTCTTCCTCGCGTGTCATGCGCTCGCCCCTTTCTGCTTCCTCCGCGCCCGGACCTCTTTGTCCAGCACTACAGCGATGCCTAGTAACTGCTTGCCTGTCTTGCATTTGGTGTTACAGTGCTTTTGCAGCCGGTTGTACGATGGGTTCGCCCACTTTTTATCTGTGCGCTTTGGGCATATTTTGCACACCGCCAGCAGCTCGTCCATCTGTTTGATTGCTTCTTTGCGGCTCATGGGAGTAGCTCCGGGTTTTCGTAGATATTGCCGATGACATCTCCCTGATCAAGGACGAATAAATGCATGTTATCGTCTTCTGTCGCTCTCTTGCTTGGGTGTTTGAGATAAAACATTGCATATTCTGCATCCCATTCCACAGTGTAATTAAGTCCGTGGAATTGCCATACATCCTTATGGAACACCTCTCGGCCGTTCTTGTCTTGAAGGCCAGTGTATTGCCCGACTGTTTCTGGATCGACAGTGTACCGTTCTGCTTCTCCGTTAATGACGGTTACTATCCATGTATTTCCTTCGTGCTGCCAAAGGTCTCCGTACGCCCACTCACCGTTGTCCTTGCGCTTGCCACGGAACTTAATCTCTCTCATCCCTTATTCGCCTCACTTATCATTTTATGGAGTACTTCCGTCTGCTCGTTGTCCAGGCTGTACAGCACACGAAGCTCAGCGCCTGTCATTGATCGTTTCGCCAATCGTTCGCAGTCTAATGTCAGTTCGATAAAGAATGCGTCCTTGGCCTCTTGTAGCTCGTCTGAGAGGATTCCGGAGAGTCGGCGCTTGAAGATGAGAA